TATGAGGTGACCTTCTCTTGGAGAAACAAAGACATCCCTGCTCAATATGATGCTCCTGCTGGAGTCTTCGCATAATGACTGAGGAAGCAACATCTACCAATCAGAGCATCACTCCTTCAACAGGAGTGGTGCTTTTGGCATTCGGTAAGTTGCAATACTATTGGGCGGCTTATAACCTAGCCTTTAGTATTAGGAAGCACAATCCGAATGTAAATATTACAGTGCTGTTTGATGATAGTGGAAAAGCATTGTCGCAATGCCATGACTTCATGAAGTACATCAATCACATTGGCGACATCGATGCTGATGATATCTACACAAACAACAAGCTTGATCCTGGCAAGGTTAAGATTAATTTATACAAGTACCTGCCATACGAGCGCAACCTCTACCTTGATGTAGATGCTGTTGCACTCAAAGACATTCAGCCTATGATTGACGAGCTTGCTCAATCTGGCAAAGATTACATAAGCCATTGCGTTGGATACCACACCATCGACAAGGGGCGCGACTTCAAGGAAATGCAGTGGGCGTGGGCGGATAAGATGTGGGCGCACTTTAACTTGCTTGAGTCTTACGTGATGCCTGCCATCAACAGCTCGATGCAGTGGATTGTAAAAGGCTCACAAGCAGAGGCGATTTATCGCACTGCAAAGGACTTGTACTTTAACAATCCGATTCCAATCAAAGAGCTTCGCATGAAGTGGGGCGGTGGACAGCCAGACGAGTTGTATATGAATGTTGCACTTGCGATTCATGGCATTGATCCTGCGCTTAAGAGTTACACTCGAAACGATGGCAGCGAAGGTGGCATGATTCACTTCTCGATGCAGAGAGGATTAAGCTTTGATAAGATTACAGAAAACTACTACTTGCAAAGCTACTACGGCGGTGCAGGATTCACTCCAACATTCTATATCAACTGGCTTGACAGGATGCTCAATGCAGACTTCAAGGCAATTGGCAAAAGACATATCTATTTAATAAGCAGGATTGCACAAAACAAATACGCAGATGGAAAAAGATAAGCCAAAGAAGGGCAGACCAAAAAAAGAGATTGTGACTACTGGGACATTCACAGAGGTTGCTCGTCACGACTGGAACTCAGAGGATGAGTGCGGAGCATTTATGGCAAGCATCATCAAGATGGGCAAGTACATGACAGTTCTCGAGATTGGAGTGTTCGAAGGGGAGACAACGCAGCATCTTATCAAGGCATTGCCAAAGGGTGGGCAGTATGTTGGCATCGACATCAATGATTATAGAACCGATGCAACAAAGCTTTACATGGCAGAGGGTGGCAAGGCTATCGATTTTATCTTGGGCAATTCACTTGAGGAGTTGAATAACTTGCCTAAGAATCATTTTGACCTTATCTTTGTAGACGGCGACCACAGCTTCGAGCATGTGATTCAAGAGTTTAAACTTGTTGAGAAGTTGGTGGCAAGAGGCGGCGTGATTGTTTACCATGACACCATCCACTTGGATGGCCCGAGAAAGCTTGTAGAATACGCATCTTATTTTAACTATAACAATGTCACGCTTAACACTACCGAAGGACGCGGCATCTCAATACTACACAAATGAAACCAAACTACTGTCGTTCTAAATCTTGTGGATCTAACATAATGGAGAGACCAAATGGCACTAAGCTCTGAGGATATTCAAAAGATAGTTAACCGATTCGCGGCTAAGCGAAAGGGTTGGGAGCAGATGACACAATCGACTCCACTCAATCCTATCACTAAGCAGCGAGCATCGAGCCAGTATCCAGAATATTGGAGCGGTTACAATTATGCCGCCAAGATGTATGACAGCATCTTGCCGCATAGCCGCTCCGATGTTTATCCTGAGCACTTGCTTTCGGTGCGTGCTCCGAATCAAACGGATAAGCAGGCATTGTACATCAAAGCCAACTACAAGGCAACAACCTTGAGCGTGTTTGAGGATTTCAGATCTACCATCAGCAGAGCATTTGCCGATCAGAACTGGAGCATCAGATACTCGCCCGAGTTGGATGAGCGATTTGGTGAGGAGACCTTTCAGCGATATGTGAACAATGAGATTGAGAAGTTTGGAAGCTTGGAGATGTTCGTCAAGAATATGCTTCCAACGCTAAAGCTTGTCGATGCCAATGGTATCATCGCCATATATCCAGATGACATCGAGTATCTTGACGAGGAAGAGTTTGAGGAGCCTGTGATGGGCAACGAGCTGCTTCGCCCAATGCCGACATATTACAACTGCAAGAACATTGTCGGGCAGAAGTTTGGCGAGTATTACTTGGTGATAAGCGATGACCACAGCTATGTGAAGAACGGCAGCAAGACTGAGGAGACTGGAATCGTACTCTACCTCTACGATTCAATGGCCATCTACAAGATTGAGCAGACAGGTAAGAAAAGCGACATGACATTCAGTGAGCCTGTGCTTTACTTTCAGCACAACCTTGGATATGTTCCTTGTATTAAGCTGATGGGTTCACCTCAACTTATCAATGATGAGATTGCATTTCAATCGCCATTCATTACGGCTGTGCCATTGCTTGACCAGGTTGTACTCGATGAGTCTTACTTGCAGATGAGCAAGGCAACAAGTGCGTTCCCTTTTATGGTGGCACTTGGTGAGATATGCGAGTTCATCGACCGGGAAGGAAACAAGTGTAACGATGGGCAGATATTTGATGCAGTCAACGGAGGATATCGCACATGCGGTAGCTGCTCAGGCAGCGGAGTAAAGAGCCGATTCAGTCCAACAGGAATGCTTTTAATCAAACCAAGAACATCGCTAAGCGAAGGAGACAGTGGACTAAGTGGCGAATACTTAAAGTTTGTAAGTCCTCCGATGGACACGCTAACATTCCTGCGCACAGAGATTGAGCAGCAGATGGCTAAATCAAGACGTATCCTGCATTTACCTTCAAGCGATGAAAGTGGAACTATCGGCGAAGCATCGACTGCAACAGGAAGCTTAAACAAGCTTCGCAGCCTTTATGCTTTCATCAAGCCTATCAGCGATCAGCTATTTACCATTTATGAATTCTGCTTGGTAACAATTGGAAAGATGCGCTATGGCGATTTGTTTGGCGGAGTGAACTTGGTCTATCCAACATCATTCGACATCAGCACGCCGAGCGATTACCTTGCTGTGATCAGCGAAGGAGTGAAAGCAGGAGTGCCGCCATCGATTACGTTCTCGAATGTTTATAATTACATCAGAGCAATTCACTACACCGATGAGGAGACCAGTGCAGTGTACGACCTTATCATCAATGCAGATGAGTTGTTACTTATGAGCAATGCCGATATCCTTGCACGACTTGCAAGCGGCAGCGTTGAGAAGTGGCAAGATGTGTTGCATAACTCTGGGCCGCAGTTAATCATGGAGCTTATTAGAGACTTCATTCCAACAGAGGGCGCACAAAGATTTCTTGATCAATCGATGAGCGATCAGATTATACAGCTAAGAGCAAAGGCAGCAGAGAAGATTGCAGTGACACTTGATCCAATCCAACAAGCACAACAAACACTATTGAATGGCATCGTTTGATGAACTCGTTAAAAGAAAAATCAAGCTGCTCGAGACTGTGCCAGATACTATCGTCACGGCGGCGGAGAAGACACAGCGAGATGCGTGGCGGAGACTTGCTCCGCTACTCGCTGAGATGGATGTCGATGCAAATGGAAACATCTCTCAGACAGAAGACAACATTCGTAGAATTGGATTAATTACAGAGGAGCTCAACAAGGTGCTTGCAGGCGGTGAATACAGAGATGCTGTGCAATCCTTCTTGAGCTCCATCGATGAAGGTGTGCAGCTCACTGATGACATCGCACGAAAAATCGACAGCACCTTCGAGCCAGACAATGTTAAGAGGCAACTCCTTGCCATCTCCAAGCAGAATGCAATAAATGCCTTCTTTGGTTCTGGACTCCGCGAGAATGTTACACAGCCATTCCTTGAGCAGCTAACTGCAAATGTTGCCGCTCGTGCTCCACTTCGCGAAGCAGTGATCGCATTGCAAGGAGTCATCGAGGGAACAGATGCAAACGATGGCAGGCTGCTTGCCAATGTGCGCACAACAGCCAACACTGCTCAAGCCATTGCAGACAGAAGCTATGCGGCGGCGGTTAATGAAGAACTCGGCATTGAATACTTCCAATACCTGGGCGGCGAGATACCAACAACAAGGCCATTCTGCGAACATCGAGAAGGGGCAGTCTTCCATCGCAAGGAGATTGAAGCATGGGGCGCAGGCGAGAACAGCGCAGGCATCAACGACATTCGCAATGGCACATGGGCAGGCCGCATCGATGGCACTGACTCACGCAGCATATTCACCTTTGTTGGTGGTTGGAACTGCCGCCACTTCCTTGTGCCAGTGATCAAGCAGCGAGTTCCGCCATCGGTAATTGCAAGAGCGGAGGCGGAAGGATACACAACGCCCCCAAGACCAAGAGGAGGAGCTGAAGCACTAACGGCTTAAGCGCAATAGAATAATATTTTGCGCAATCAAAAGTTTACTATCTTTGCTTCATGACTTACTACATCATGAGCGATGGCACAATCAAGCGTGCCTCTGATGTACTCGCTAAGGAGTTAATCAAGCGAGGTGCAAGGGAATTGAAACTCACACCAATAACAATAGACTATGGCAATCAAACAGGAGGAAGCACTGGAGCTGATCAAGTTCCTAAACCTCGACGAAGCAGCCGACCTAGAAGCGGCAAAAGAAAAGTTCCAAGAAAATTGGATTAAGCAGGAAGAAGTAAGCGGCAAGATTGGCAAGCTTACAGGCACCATTGCTAATGTAACTCGCAAAGCATTTGAGCCGTTCGGCATCGTGCTCACTGATGAGGACTTCAAAGGGCAGAAGGTTGAGGAAGTTATTCGCAGCGCATCAGAGAAAGCTAAGAGCGCATTCGAAACACAGCGCGAGGAGTGGGAGAAGCGTGCATCTGGCAACGGCTCAGAGGCATTGATTCAAGAGTGGGAGAAGAAGTACAAGTCACTTGAGCGCAAGAGCAATGAGCTTGACTCCGCTCGCCAAGATGTGATGAATCAGTTCGAGCAGTACAAGGTGCAAGTTGCAACCGACATCAAGACGAGCAAGATTAACAGCTCATTCGAGAAAGAACTAAGCGCATTGAAGCTTGATCCATCTGTTAACGAGTACACCATTCGTGGCTTCAAGTCGGCAGTCACTGATAAGTATGCAATCGACCTTGAGGAAGATGGCGCATTTGTAGTGAAGGATAAGGCAACAGGCGAGCGGCTTAAGAGCAAGGAGAAAGCAGGATCATTCTTGACAATGTCTGATGTGCTTATCAAGGAAGCAACAGAGGCAGGCATCATTCAAAAGAATCCACATGCAGGGGCAAAGATTCCAATGCGCAGTCCACTGATTCCGCAAATGGAAACAGCAGGAGAAAAAAAATTAAAAGGAATCAATCCTCGATTCTACACAAAATAATATATCTTTGTAACGGGTATTAATGTTTTTTAGTTTTGAGCCGCACTTGCAAGAGTGCGGCTTTTTTTATTTACCTTTGTGATTCTCTATGGTAGTCGGCAGGACTTTCAGCTGCAAAAAAGTAGGCATCAAAGCAACAGCCTTCAGAATACGTTGCAATTAAATTCTACAATAAAAAACGACTATCATGTCAATAGACAGAATACTTTCCGAATGTCCCAATGTGCAAATGTCACTGGGCGAATTATTTTTAGAGGTTGGTCAACGTGAGCAACTTCCATTCCTTGAATTCTTATTATCTCCTGAGAACGCGAAATTAATCCGCACTGAGGTTGCACCTGGTCAAGGTAAACTTAAGACAGTTCAAGCTCGTTGGATTCAGCGTTTACCTGAGACGGAAGTTGAAGAAGGTGGCAGCATCTTAACTTGTACTTCTGACAATGTTTACGGAGACACAACAACTACTTACACAGTTGACACAACTGACACGTACACTGCATCTCAATTGATCAATGCTGCTGACATCGCTCGCCATTGCCAAGAGAACAGCCGTTATGTATTAGAGTCAATTATGCGCTTGATGGATGTTATTGATCGTAAGATTGCATCTGCTGCTGCTGTTCAAGCTGTTGCTGCAATCGGTAACTGGGGAACTGAGGTTGAAGGTTTCTACACAGTTACTTCTGATTGCTTAGTAATTAAGACAATGGTTTCTGCTAACGAGCCTAACGCATTTGCTATTGCTGACATTCAGCAAGCAACACGCATGGCTAACTATCCAGGTGCACCAATTGCATTTGGTGGTGCAGAGATGCAGCGTTATGCAAACGCGATGGCAGCAGGATGCTGCACTCAGTACGGTATCGACTTACTTGCAATCACTCAGCAAAACGGTTTCGGCTTTGCTTATGATTCACGTTTGGCTGCTGCTCAAGGTGCACAGACTAAGGCTTTGGTAACAACAGCAGGAGCAATCCAGTGGTTGTCATTCAACTTAGCAGAGTGGAACACAGGCATTACTCCAACAGCAGGAAGCAACTACTCTAAGACGTTGGTGTTCACACCAGCAGGAGTTCCAGTTGACTTGACTATGAAGGATGACTGCGGTAACTTATCAATTGTATTAACTACAACTGGAGTTATTGCAACATTGCCAACTGACATCTACGAGTCAGCTGATAAGTATGCAGGTGTTAACTACGTTAATTGCGTGTCAATCGTAAACCCATAATGAGCTCGCAGAATCTACTGAGTCAAGACTCGGATGATCTGTTGAGCGAGGGCAGCGATAATTTGCTGACACAATGATTTAAGGGAGAGGTGCAAGCCTCTCCTTTTTTATTTATCTTTGTGAAAAATAAGACAGCCAATGTGCTACGAATCTCTACTCGGCTTACAAGGTTGCGACAGACCAGAGCCAACTACTGGCCTTTACATTGACGACTTAGGCATCAATCAGACATTACTCGGGCAGCTAATCACAGACCAATACAACAGCGGTGTTGAATTGTTTGAAGCAAAGCGAGCATTCGCTTGGCGCAAGATGTCGACAGATATCTTAAGCAGGCTTACACCAATGATGAAAGCGGACACAGTTGTTGAGTCAAAGCGCATCGGTCAAGTGGTAAGCAATGCTGCAAACATCGACACGTTGGTTGGTGCAGGAAAGTACACTGGCATCAGAGTAACGATTGATCCAAATACCGAAAGCTTCTTAAACTTCTATCTGTCGAATTTCAAGATTGATATCTACACGATGGCAACTCCTGTCGAGATTTTTGTCTACGACATGAGCACCTTGAAGTTGATTGATTCTTTCTTCTACCAGTCGGACGCGGTTGAGCAGTTTATAGGTAAGACATTTAAGGCAAATCGCCGCAAGTTAGATCTGGCATTTGTCTATGAGTCGCTTTACGACACAACCAAGATGGTTCCTAAGAAAGGCAGCTGTACTGATTGCGGAGGTAACTTAAGAGCATCGCACATCTGCCCATTCGTGGATGCTGTTGGCATTGAGTTGACAGTGAGCGGCGATGATGTGATTTCTTCCAAGTCGAAGAAGTACACGCAGGGCATGTCGTTGGTTTATAATGTGAACTGCGACAGAGAAGCTTGGCTGTGCAGCATAGGAGGATTGATGGCAATGCCGCTTGCTTATGCAACTGCGGTTGAGATTTATAACTATGGGCTAACAATAAGCCCTAACCAACGAGTAAATACAACAATAAGCGTGAACACTGGCTTTGCAACATCAGACCCTAACGATGGTATGATTGCAGGGCGAGACATAGCAGCGACAAGATACAGCGAAGAGCTCACAGCGATGTTGCAGAACATGCGACTACCAAGCGACAATACGTGCTTTGATTGCAGACGCAACATGAAGTATGTAACAGCTCTACCATAATGGCTACACCAAAGGAGATAAGTGATCGCATCAATGGGCTGTTCTCCGAATGGAGTTCTGGCTTTACTCCTTTGTCTCAAGCAGTGCAGGACATGAGGCGTGAGATGTACATACGCATCTTTGGAATTGATACTGGAAGAGGAAGAAATCAAGCAGGCAACTTCCTGCCAACAGTTCCTTATTCAGAAGCATACGCAAAGATTAAGGCGGCAAATGGACGGCCTCCATTAGAGCTCACAGGCTTTCTTAAAAGGTCGTTTGCAACAGATCAAACAACAGTTATTACCGAGGGATTTGATACTGCAATCTACACTGTTGCAGACGAAGCAGGTAAGGTAGCAGGACTTGAGAAACTTTACGGCACAATATTCAAACCAACAGCAGAAGAGCAATCGAGAATGCTTCAGCTACATGCAGACTTGTTAGTTGAGCAAATCGCAAATCAGATAAGCAAACCATGAATCTACTTAAGACCATCATCGAGCGGCTCAATCAACGTGTTGAGGTTGCGAATATCTTTGACAAGCAGTTTGGACTATGCGAGCTTAATGCAAACGGCAACGAGAAGGCTTGGGTGCACTACATCGGCAATGGTCAAGCGGAGGTGGTTACTAACTTCGATGCTAAGCAAGGGACATTGTTCTGGGCTAAGCGCGGCAAGGTAACTGTTGTCAAGACCGATGCCTACAAGATGAGCGGCTGCAAGCAGTTGTACGTCACCTCTTTTCCGCTGACTGCTTATGCAGTGGTGCGCAAGAGCCATCTGCCATGCGATGGAGATGATGCTCAGGATTGGCTTGCATCGAGAATCTACAAGCTGACGAGTGGCACTGATCCACAATTTAAGCAGAACCTTGGTGTGATTAACTACGAGGTAATTCCTAGCGGTTACATCAACGAGATTAAAACACTGACAGCCAACTATGAGTTTGCTTGTGTCACTGTCGACTTCGACATCCAAGTAATCACAACAACAGAAGATGGCTGCTATGATATTTGTTCAACTGGCGACATTCCACTTCCAGACTTTCAACCTTGCACACCATGTTTAACGGAGGTTGCTGTTGATGGGGTTACTATCATCGGAAACGGAACGGCAGATGATCCATTGGTTGCAATAGGTGGTGGTGGCGGTGGTGGTATTATGACTGCCATTGCATTCTCAACTGACCATCTTACATCAACTGGCAATCAATATGTAGTAGGTAATGTAGTATGGTACAATGGCAACATCTACAGATGCATTGCAAACAATGATTCATTACTACCTACTAATACCACATATTGGTTAAATCTTGGAGCAGGATTCCAAACTATTGAAAGGCCTGCCGATTGGAATGCCACAAGCGGTAACAATCAGATATTAAACAAGCCAACAATTCCAGTGCTTCCTGCGACCATTGTGGAATCAGTTGGAGGCACAGCACCAATCGCATCAAGCGGAGGCACTACTCCAAACATCAGCATTACTCAAGCAGATGGTACTACAGATGGTTATTTAAGTTTAACAGATTGGAATACATTTGATGGTAAGTTTAATGTGCCAACAGGATTGAGCACTGACTATCTTGATGGCTTAGGAACACCGACTGCATTCCCTGCAATACCAACGGGCACTGTTACATCGGTCGACCTCACAATGCCAGCCGCGTTTTCGGTTAGTGGCAATCCTGTGACAACAAGCGGAACATTGGCTGTTGCAGCGGCAGGAGTTGCAACGCAGTACATCAGAGGCGATGGGCAGCTTGCTAACTTTCCGACATCAGGCGGCGGAGGCGCATCAGTTAACTACTACCTCAACGGCTCAGTTGCTCAAGGTACATTCGGCGGAGTTGCAATGCGTGAGATTAACAAAGTGCCAGTCATTGGAGGCGGTACGGATTTCACTATAAATGCCGATGGCTACATTCAGTCATTCATAACAGATGCCAATGATCCAAATCAGTTGGAGATTCCGGCAGGGAATTGGAACTTTGAAACTTACTTCAGCGCATCAAGCAACGGAGGTAATCCAAGATTCTACATTGAACTTTACAAGTGGGATGGGGCTGCATTGACATTGATTGCATCAAGCTCAGCAACACCTGAAGGCATAACCTCTGGCACTGCGATTGACTTGTACTTGACTGCATTAGCAGTACCACAGACAACACTTGCTGCAACAGACAGACTTGCTGTGCGTATCTATGTGATACATAGCGGTCGCACAATAACATTGCACACAGAGGACAATCACTTGAGTCAGATAATTACAACTTTCTCCACTGGCTTAACCTCGCTTAATGGATTAACTAACCAGACTCAGCTGCTCGCAGTTGGAACGGCAGGCCCTGACTTTGCTATATCATCGACAACTGCAACTCATACCTTTAACCTACCAACGGCAAGTGCTGCTAACAGAGGAGCATTGAGTTCAGCAGACTGGACTACGTTCAACGGGAAGCAGGATGCACTGGTTAGCGGCACTAACATCAAGACTATCAACTCGACTTCATTGCTTGGAGCTGGCAACATCACCATTGCATCATTGGGAGTCTATAAGAATACAACCGATGGAGCTGCATCAAGTGGAATATTGAACACCTTTAGTTCTTCTGTTCTTATACCAGCTAATTCTGTGGCACTTGCTAATGTAATAGAGTTTAAGTTGAGAGGTAGAAAGACAAATCCAAATGGATTATATACCATTAGACTTTACGCGAACACAGCAAATAACTTAACAGGTGCAGTTTTACTTGCTACATATACTGCAACATTAACACAAGCACTTTCATTGCAGATTATAAGGACGGCAGCCGTTAAAAATGCAACAACTAATACTGAGATATTAGCACCAACAACATCGAATGCTCTAAATGATTATATTAACTCAACCTTTTCTGCAATCGCAGTTGATTGGACAACCGACAAGTACATCATCGGTGCAGTTCAAAATGCCAGTGCATTAGATTCATCTTTAATCTCACTAATCTCAATGACAATTATATGATAGACATAACTCTCGAAGGTGGCTTTGTCACTTTCTATTCATCGGTGATTGGTGCAATTGCATCCAATGTGGAATCTGTTGAGGTGGTTGACGAAGTGTGCGTTCACCTAGGCACTAACGTGGGAGTATTCCTTATCAATGTCAACCAGTTCACCTTCAACGGCATCAAGTTCACCGACTCAACAAAAGCACTCAACTACATAACTAACAACTAACGATATGGCAGGCGTAAAAATTACCGACTTAGGAGCACTAGGCTCAGCAGCAAGTGATGACTTATTATACATTGTTGATGTCAGCGACTTTTCTGAAAGTCCACAAGGAACATCTAAGAAGATTGAGGTGGGCAATATGTTTAGTAGTGGCAGCTACACGCCGACAATCAGCGGAGAGACTAACGGCATTATCGTAAGTGTTAACTCTGCGACATACATCAAGGTTGGCAACATTGCAACCGTATCGGCTCAGTTGAACATTCAATTGGACAGTGGCGAAGTTCAAGGCGCATTCGAAATTGAGCTTCCAGTTGCATCAAACTTTACAAGTGGAAAACAATGTTTCGGATTAATGCAATTTTCATTTCAAGGTACATTAGCAGAGATTGAATTCCTAACAATTGAAGGAGAAATAACGAACAACACTTGCTTTGTAGACATTCAAACATTAACGGCTTCAATACCAATGCAATACTGCACCATCCAATTCCAATATGAAATCCTCTTATAGCGGCATCCGACTGATACAGGAGTTTGAAGGCTTGCGCCTCACCTCCTACCTTTGCTCAGCAGGAGTGCCGACCATTGGCTACGGCGCAACCTTTTACGAGGACGGCAGCAAGGTGAAGCTAGGGCAGACAATCACTCGTGAGCAAGCTAATCAACTCTTAAAGGATCATCTTAAGGAGTTTGAAGGCAGCGTGCTTGGGCTTCTTAACAACACCAAGGTGAATCAAAATCAGTTTGATGCGCTTGTAAGTTTCTGCTTCAACCTAGGCGCAGGCAACCTTGCTAAGTCGCAGCTGTTAAGATTCATCAAAGCAAATCCAAACGATCCGAAGATTGCAGCCGAGTTCCTCAAGTGGAACAGAGCAGGCGGCGAGGTTTCCACTGGACTTGTAAGAAGGCGCAAGAAAGAGGCGCAACTATATTTCACACCAATCGTTTGATAAATAATATGGCCGCAAGAAGAGTCAGCAAACCGAGGAAAGTGCTTGACATAATTCTCAAGTATTGGAGGCCAACCATTGGCTCATTGGTGATTCTTAGTTCTGTCTTTGCGTTAATCTTTAAGCAGATTACCACAGAGACACTTGCCGCTATTGTTGCAGCTATGGTGGCCGCAGGATACATACCTAAAAGCAATGACAATGGATGACGGAAGAGACTCACTTTACACAACCTTAGACGATGGGTGCGTGGTGGGTATTGGCTGCAAAGTCCATACTCATCATCATACTATTCACATCGAGCCGCAAGTGGTGTATCAGTCAATGGAGAAATTCACTATCTTTGGGCGCAACTATTGCACCAATCAATGGGGGCAAACTTACGAGCTTCCTCCCACTGAGCCAATGTTAGAGCCACAGCCGATGCAACAAACCTACGCAAGCGATACCATCAAGCCGAGTACATCTGCTTTCTTACTTGCTCCAAAGCCAGAAGCGAAGATAATCATCAAGCCTCGCACTGAGTTTAGAGAATACCAACCGACAATGGATGCTCCAATAATGGGCATGCTGTTGACTTTTACGATTTACCTCACAGCGAAATGGGCATGGAGCTCGATGGGCGCATGGTCAAACCTTTACAGCGAACTCAACCAATGTCTTCGCTCTTCATCTTAGAACATTCGATTGACCTCTTTTATGTGGTGACTGATCAAGATGGAAGAATTGTGTCCAACAATGAGCTGTTCAAGAACTATGTCAGCCACATCAAGCCTACTAAGATTACCGACATAATCAGCATTGAAGGTGACAAAGATGATTTCATTGAAGCCATTGAAAGAGCTCGCAAACAATCTCCTGAGCCTTCAAGAGTCTATGCTCGCACAAGACAGAAGAACACAAGCGACAGATATAATGTTTGGAATTGCTTTGCGATTGCTGACACTCTTCACTTTGTCGGCATCCAGATGGTGGATGTGACAAGCATCAGCTCGCATGACTACGAAAGGCAAAGAGTGCTGCTTGAGGAGTTCCGCTTTATGCTGAGCCATGAACTTCGACAGCCGCTGACCAACATCTCTGGTCTTGTTCAGATGCTGATGCAGCATCAAGGTGCAAGCGATGTAGACAGGAAGGATGTGCTGAGCATGATCCATACATCGGTCAACAAGCTTGATGATGCAATCAAGATACTAATCAAGAAAGCAGCTCGAGAGTTATGACGGATCAGCAAGCGGACGAAAGACTGGTTAAGGTTGCCGCCTGGTACGTGATGGAACGCGGAATGCCTGTTTGTGTGGCACTGCAAATATTGCAAGCAGAATTGAAGGATAAAAGAT